TGATTTAGTAGTCAACGGAGCAGTAGATGATATTAAGTCAGCATCGGATTGGTCATATAAGTATAAGTTCGATTCATACGATTCTCTACATGCAGGAGATAGCTTTGGTTATGTAGGACAACTTGCAGGTTATGCAAAAGCAGCCAATAAGAAAGCAGGTGGTTGGTGGGTTGTCAATAAAGCCAATGGACACTTTAAATACATTCCTGCTAGAGTGGATATGGATGCAGAACTAGATAAAATAAGAAGTAATATAAGGCAAGCTGAAGCAAAAGAGTTAGTACGTTGCTTTGAACCTGAGCCTGAAACATTTAGAGGTAAAGAGACAGGTAACATAGTGCTAAATAAAAACTGTACATTCTGTTCTTACAGGACTACCTGTTGGGATAACTTGATAGAGTTACCTGCACAAATGTCTAAGGCAAGAGAACCTAAGATGGTTCAGTATGTTAGTTTAAAGGGTGCTTAAATGGCTCTTCAGAAAGTCACACGAGAAGCTAAAAAGTATGGGTATAGGAGTGGTTTAGAACATTCTGTGTCACTCTATCTTACAGACTTAAAACATGACTATGGTTATGAAAGTATTAAGATAGAATGGGAAGATTTATCTTACCGAACCTATACTCCTGACTTTATGCTTAGTAATGGTATTATAATAGAAACTAAAGGTAGATTTTTAACAGCCGATAGAAAGAAACACAAAGCTATTAAGAAACAACACCCCAATTTAGATATACGATTTGTATTTACTAATAGCAGAAACAAATTACAAAAAGGTGCTAAGTCTTCATACGGACAATGGTGTGATGCACATGGTTTTTTATACTACGATAGAATCATACCTGAAGATTGGCTAAACGAGAAAGGAAAAAACACACATCCCCCTCTTATAAAATTTAGTGGGGATAAAATAGTGAGGAGATACAAGACTAAATCTAAGAAGGGTGCTAAGAAATGAAAGATACAATAAAACAAGTGAGACCTGAAGACTTTATTATTAATGTACGACCTGAGTTAGACATTAAAAAAGAGTGGACAGGTCAAGTAGACATATCTATAATGACAGCAGGAGATAATCCATTAGGAGATGACGATTACTATGGAGTTATGGGTTTCTGTAGAGTTATATGTTCTTCTGTTCCTGTTATGGAGCAGGATGAATATGTTAGAGAAGCACTAGAGAAAAAAGCAGAGCAGTATGAGGAGCTACTAAATCCACCAAGTAAAAAAGGTAAAGTAGTTGACAGACATGACAATGTTGTGGTATTGTCGTTTGAGCCTGATACAGAGGATAAAGCATAATGAGCATAAAAGTAAAAGTAATGTTAACCCTAGAGGTAGACACTGAAGATTATCCTGTACCTGCTGATGGAGATGTCACAGAAGATTTTGAAGATTATATGAGAGAATTGTATCACGATTTAGATGGTGTAAAGATTAAGCATATGAAAGTAATAATGGAGTAATAAATGTTAAGTAACTACCTACCAACCGACTACCAAAACTTTATAGCACTCTCTCGCTATGCAAGGTGGAAAGATGACGAACAACGCAGAGAGAATTGGGGTGAGACAGTAGACCGATACTTTGGCTACATGGAACACCACTTAAAAAATAATCATAGCTACAACTTGACTAGAGCCTTAAAAGAAAAATTAGTTGAGCAGATTACATCCCTAGGTGTTATGCCTAGTATGCGAGCCTTAATGACAGCAGGACCTGCCCTAGATAGATGTCATGTTGGTGGTTACAACTGTAGTTATATACCTGTTGATAGTCCACGAGCATTTGATGAATGTATGTACGTACTAATGTGTGGTACAGGTGTTGGTTTCTCTGTTGAGAGAGAGGTAGTAGACAAACTACCTATAGTCAATGAGCATATGGAGAAGTCATCTACTATCATCAAAGTCGGAGACAGCAGACCCGGTTGGTCTAAAGCTCTACGTGAGTTGATTGCTATGTTATATGCAGGACAAGTTCCTCAGTGGGATATGTCAGAGGTTAGACCAGCAGGTGCAAGACTAAAAACCTTTGGTGGTAGAGCATCAGGACCTGCTCCTTTAGTTGAGTTGTTTCAGTTCTGCATACAGAAGTTTGAGAGTGCTAAGGGTAGAAGACTATTTCCTATTGAGTGCCACGACATCATGTGTAAGATTGGTGAAGTTGTAGTTGTAGGTGGTGTCAGACGTTCAGCCCTCATCTCCTTGTCTAACTTAGGTGATGACCAAATGCGACATGCCAAGTCAGGGCAGTGGTGGGAGAATGAAGGACAACGAGCCTTAGCTAATAACTCTGTAGCATTTAAGGGTAAGCCTGAGATGGGTACGTTTATGAGAGAATGGACTTCTCTATACGAATCTAAGTCAGGAGAACGTGGTATCTTTAATAGACAAGCTGCTAAGGTTAAGGCACTAGAGAATGGCAGACGAGATGCTAACCATTATTTTGGATGTAATCCATGTAGTGAAATAATCTTGCGACCATATCAGTTCTGTAATCTTACTGAGGTTGTGTGTAGAGCTACCGATAATATAGAATCACTGAAAGAAAAAGTAAGAATTGCTACTATATTAGGCACTTTTCAGTCTACACTTACTGATTTTAAGTATTTACGTAAGATATGGAAGGATAATACAGAAGAAGAAAGACTATTAGGAGTTTCCCTAACAGGTATTCTTGACTGCCCTATATGGACAGAGACTATGCTACAAGAATTAAAACAAGTAGCAGTGGATACTAATAAGAAAGTTGCTAAAGAATTAGGAATACCACAGTCAACTGCTATCACATGTGTCAAACCAAGTGGTACAGTTAGTCAATTAGTCGATAGTGCATCAGGTATTCATGCTAGACACTCTGAATACTACATAAGAACTGTTCGTGGAGATAATAAAGACCCACTGACACAGTTTATGACTGAGAGTGGTATACCTTCTGAGCCTGATGTTATGAAACCTGACAGCACAACTGTGTTCAGCTTTCCTATGAAGTCACCAGCAGGTGCTACGACACGAACTGATATGACAGCTATTGAGCAGTTAGAGTATTGGTTGATGTTTCAAAGACATTGGTGTGAACACAAACCTTCTGTGACTATATCAGTCAAGGAAGACGAGTGGATGAGGGTAGGAGCATGGGTATATGATAACTTCGATGAAGTATCAGGTATATCTTTCTTACCATTCAGTGACCATACGTATGCTCAAGCACCCTATCAAGATATAACAGGTGAAGAGTATGAGCAATTACTTAGAAAGATGCCTTCAGCTATTGATTGGTCTAAGTTAGGTGATTTTGAAAAAGAAGATACTACTAGTGGTGGTAGAGAACTAGCTTGCACAGCAGATTCGTGTGAGATGGTTGACATACAGGCTAGTTAGTGGTAGAAGGTACAGAGTTACTTTGGTGGCAATGGTGGTTATTAATAGCCATTTCCATCAATACTACTATCAATCTAATTGTGTTCTTCAAAGGAAGGAAGCTACACATAAGGGAACTATTACATCTTAAACCAAAGAAAAAAGGAGATACACATGGAAAACCTAGCACCAAGTAAAGAGAATAGAAAAAAGTTTGACATTGACCTAGAGTATGGTAAGGTAAGGGAGAAGCAGGTAGCTGATATGCTACAGGATAAGAAGATAGAAGTTAAAAGTGAGAGAGGTATGTGGCAGAAGACAGGCAACATAGCTATTGAGTTTGAGAGTTATGGTAAGCCTAGTGGCATAGCTGCTACAGAAGCTGACTACTGGTTTCATAACTTGTGTGTAGGAGAGGAGACTTTCTGTACGTTAGTCTTTGATGTTAAGAGCCTGAAGAAAATTATTGATAGGCTTGACACAAAGAAATGGGTAGCAGGTGGAGACAACAAAGCTAGTAAGATGTACTTGCTTAACTTACAGAAGTTGTTCTCATCAGATGTTATCAAAACATTTAAAGGAGTAGAAGCATGAGAGAACTAATAATCAATGCACTAAAAAGTAAGTTAGTAGGGCAGATGAATAGTCATATAGCTAACATAGAAGTCATGGTAACTAATCCAGTAGGTGTGGGAGACCACCCTACTATAGTTGATACTGTAGAGAAAGAACTAGGAGCATTAGAACATGCTAATGGAAAGCTAAACGTGTTAGTTAAATATTTAGAGAGGAGAACAGAGGATGTTGCAAAAGAAGAAACGAAACCC